CAAGGCTTCGTTCTGTGTGAGCCTCAACCACAAGAAGGAGAACCACGGTGGTAACTACTACATGCTTCCTTTCTTCTTCGGTGAAGACTGGTCCAAGGCTCTCCCCCTACTGGCTCTTCAATACCATGACGTAGAGATTCGTATCAAGTGCCGTGACGGGTTCACCCCTTCCACAACCCCCAAGGTGTTTGGTAACTATATTTACCTTGATACTGATGAGCGTAAATACTTCACCGACAAGGAACACGAGATGCTCATCACTCAGGTCCAGAACCAACGTTTCTCCAGGACTGACAAGGATGTTGACATCACCTACTTTAACCACCCCGTGAAGTCTCTCCACGTCGTATCGGGTAACGCGAACGGCGCTGTGTGGAACCACGCCACCGACGGTTTCAAGTTTGGGACCTCTTCCCTATACATTAACGGTGTGGCCCTCTTTGAGGACACCTCCGATGTGTATCATCACGATGTCGTGAGTGAGATGCACACCACCGATCTCCCCGACAACATCCTCGACGATCTCGCGACCTTCTCCTGGCCGTTCTGTCTCACCATGTCCAAGATGCAGCCCACGGGCAGCCTCAACTTCTCGCGTATCGATAACGCGAAGTTGACGTTCAGCGCTCCCCAGAATGGTAACCATCATCACCGTGTATACGCTGTCAACTATAACATTCTTCGTATCAAGAATGGTATGGGTGGTGTAGCGTTCGGTAACTAAAATTCAAAACCTAAGTGAAATGTTATTTTTAGAAATATCAAGTAAAAATGAAGAAAAAACGCTCCACTCTTGAGGCTGTCCGTGGTGTGAAGACGAATGTCTCACACCTTATATCACAGGTTCGTCAGGGTCAACAGTGGAAAAGAAAATACAAAGCTCTCAAGTTGGAACTCTCTAGGACGAAATTGATCTTTGCAGATGAACTAATGAGAATTCAACAGGAAAAAACGAAAAAAATAGTCTCCAAAGACAATCATTTGAATGAATTGTTTGAAATATTCAACGCTTCTCCCAGTGTCCGACATGACGCATTGATCATGTCCAAAAAATTGGAAAAGTGTGAAGAACTCATGGGTAAACGTTCAAAGACAGTCGCGGTGTGCGTCTTACATCTGTGTTTGAAACCTTATGTTGACAGGAACATCATCTCTCAGAAGGCAAAGTTGAGCCTACCTACACTGTCTCGCAACACGAAAATTATTCAAAATTATCTAAAATCTTGACCGTCTTTTCATACATACGTTTGCTATGAAACGTCTTATCCTTCAATTCATCCCAAATTGTGAGGCGATGTTCCAGAAATTCCTTGAACTTAATCGGGTCACATTTAGACTTGTATCGGACATTTTCACACTGAAGTGCCTTTTCAACGGCAGCCTTCCTGCTTTCTGAAAACTTGGCTTCACGTTCCAGAGGGGAAAGTCGAATTGTTGTTTCTTCTTTCTTCTTGGCGTTCATTACTATTGTGAAGGATCAAGTCTTTATAAATGTTTGAGAAAAAGGTAGCGTAAAAGTTCTTGAGGTATCCGATAGCGGTCGAGTGTGCTTGTCGTGTCCGCCTCCCCACCGTTGTAAATTTGACCCGGGGTTGTGATACCTATTCTGAGTCTGTGTTGCCTGTTTGGACAGGTGCAGGGGTGATCTTCCAGGTCTGTGCGATTTGTCCATACACGAGTAGGTTTCTTGTAATCAAAACCAAATCGACAATAGTCGAACCGATATGATTTAAGTTCAAGCATACAAGGGAGATCCTTCATGGCCGAGTAGTAGGGATTTTCAATATACCACTCTGTCGGCTTGAAATACTCAATAATCTCTAACACTTTCTCTACATACTTGCCATTCTCACGACGAACAGATTCCAGTTCTTCCTTTGTTTTAAACTTTCGGGTCGGTCCCACATTCGTGGTTTGGAGTTGTGAGTATATCTTACACTCTGGAGATGCCCATATGACATCGAAGTGTCCTGGGGGATACTGTTTGTAATCGAAGTCGAGTATGTCACATAAATGTGTCGGTTTAAATTTTTTGAGTATATCTAAACTTATTATCTCATGCCCCGCGGGTTCTAGTATTTTAGATACACTCCCAGTGCCTTTGAAAAGCTCCAAGACGCGCATAGTTGAAATACGGTGCGGTTAAAAAATTGTGAATTTAACGCTAAACAAATCTGAGATATAGTAAATGATCCCACTACTTGTAGTTGGAACTCTCACCACAGCACTCGTATACACCTTTATGGGACAGAATCTCATATCTGCTTCTGAAGCCAAGAGACTTATCAAGGAAGGTAAAATAAAGAAAGTCATCGACGTTCGCACAGTCACTGAATGGAGAGTTGGTCACTATCCCAAAGCACTCCACATCCCAGTCGATAAGATCAATGAAAAGACAACCACAGAACTTCCCAAGAGAGGTTTACTCGTCTACTGCAACACTGGGCAGAGGGCCAGATTTGCGGCAGAGAAATTGGAGGAACTCGGGTTCGAAGATGTCTACTACATCGCTGGCACTTACAAAGGATTACTTTAACTTCACACCCAATACTCTTCTCAACCTCTGGAGGATAACCGGATCTGGAATAGCTCGACCCGATTCATATGAGTTGATGATATTCGCATTCACACCAATTGCTGCTGCTAAATCTTTTTGTGTCCTGAAACCTTTAGAGATACGCCCCTGCTGAATCATCTTCGCCGTGGAGAGTGGCACCTTCTTGTGCACACCCAGTTCCTCATCTTCAAGCTTCTGTTCCTTCGTGCGCTCGAACTGTTTCTGAGGAGGATTCAGTTTCATGGGAGCTGATCTTCCATGAATGATTATGGGAGTCCAATCCTGGTGACTCATATATTTGATTTAGTGTCTACCTTTTAATATGTGTTTATACACTCTATTAATTTTCACATGAGTGAGTACTATGCATGTCGTATTACAACCGAGTCCATCCGTGACCCACAAATTGAGAGTAACTTTACCGAATAAAAGGACAATTGACTTTGGTGAGGTAGGTGTCCAACACTACCCAGACCACAAAAATCCTCGTTTGATGCGTGCACAACTACTTAGGAAGGGGGCTATCATTCCTAAGGAGCTGCGAATTGAGACGGACCCGTGTGAGATACATAGAGGAATGTTGGGAATCAGGGAAAGTTCTGAGGAGGATTGGGAAGACTTCTTTCGAGCAGAATACTGGGAAAGATGGATCCTACATACTCACAATACTGTAACAAAAGCCAAATTGTCGATGGTCATGAGTCATGGAATACTATTTCTACCCACACCCGAGGATTTGTGGTTTTGCAAAGATGAATTTATTGACCTGTAGATCCAAATCCACCCGACCCACGTTCAGTATCTTCAACGATGTTAATCTCCTCAATTGGAGGAGTCTCACAACGTTCAAGAACAAGTTGAGCAATACGATCACCCTTCTTGATTTCAAAGTCCTCCATTCCGTGGTTGAATAGGACGACTTTAATTTCACCGGTGTAATCTGGGTCAATAACACCCGCACCAACATTGATACAGTGCTTCACTGCGAGACCAGAACGAGGAGCTACCCGTCCATAAACCCCTGGGGGAAGCACCACTGTGATACCAGTCCCTACCAAAGCTCGCCCCGCCTGATTCGGTACGACAGCATCTTCGGAGCTATACAGATCATATCCAACAGCACCATCAGAACCACGAGTAGGCACAGTAGCATCATACGTGAGTTTCTTAACTTTGAGAGACATCTACTTATTTATGGAACGTATCCCTTAAGCGTGTTACCGAATCTCGGGGTGATATACCTCTTTTAATTCGCTCCTTCAGTACAAATCGTAACAGAAAGCCGAACCCGAGCATATACTCATTTCGTATACTTTTTTTTCTCTTCGTCGCTGAGTTCTCTCCACATCTCACCGAGTTTTCTTCCAACTTCACCAAATGTAAGTTCCGGGTTTTCCTTCACAACCTTTGGACGCATTTTTTTACAGAAAATCATATATGGTCCAGGTTCGCGTTTCTTTTTTACTGTTTTGGATTCATCATTACCCCCACCCCTGAGTCTAAGAACGAGATGCAGAGTAGATTCCTTCTGAATATTGTAATCAGATAGAGTTCGTCCATCCTCCAACTGTTTACCAGCGAAGATGAGTCTTTGCTGATCGGGTGGGATACCCTCCTTATCCTGAATTTTTGCTTTGATATTATCGATTGTGTCAGAGGATTCAACCTCCAATGTAATAGTTTTACCAGTGAGAGTTTTGACGAATATTTGCATACTGTATGTACAATACATTTAATTCTTTATGTCAGACTTGCCGGGAATCGAACCCGGAATGTTGGATTAGAAGTCCAAAGTGATATCCGTTTCACTACAAGCCTATGGATGCTGAGAGCGGGGTTCGAACCCGCGTGTGCATAGCACAGACGATCTTAAGTCGTCCTCCTTAGACCACTCGGACATCTCAGCCCGAGTATTTTAGTCATCATACTTTTAAGCTCTATTGAGATTACCCACCTTGTCTACGGAAACGAGAACTGGAGTCATATCTTCAAACATTTTGGTGGTGGTTCAAACGCCGTCTGTTCCTCCAGTTCCTTACGCTGCTTCATCTTCTTGATATCCGCACCCTGACATTCGTGTTTTGTCAAATTGATACAACTCGGGCAGAAACTTCCCTCACAGTATTGACAGTCGATTGGAACTCCACACTTTTTCCTACAACGTTGGCAGGGCATATATTATCATGGTTTATAATTTTTTAAGTTAGATAAAGTATTGTTAACAATGAAAATTATAAAATGACCTTTACCATTGCCTCCTCCAATCTTGTCGGATATACGAATCTCAAGAAGAGTCTCAAGAAGACAACAGCTGGATGTGGCTCTGCCCTAAGTGCTTCGTATTTTATCACACAGGGTGCTGACCAGGGTGTATCCGCCGCTCTCGGTGCTTTGACTTCTTACGCATATATCAGTCTTCTATCGGACAGGGTCGATAAGTTTGAAAAGTCTGCTATCCAAAAGGAATTTATCGCACCGATCAGCGCAGCAGCTTTTGAAGTGTCTTGGAATCACGCTCCATTCGCTTTTGACTTTGACTATGGAGCGACGTTCGTTGGGTTTCTAGCCTACAAGTTTGCCCTGACTTCTGTTTTGTATGAAACTGTGAGGACTATGATGATTAAGGATAGTCAGGAATTCTACGAGGATCCAAGTGAGAAGGAGTATACCGACCCCGAAGATTGGGATGAACAACATGGTGAAGTTGCGATGCTTAAATAAATAATGTGAATCTAATATAGAAAACCATGTCCGGTGGAGCTCTTGCCCAGCTTGTGTCCCGTGGTGAACAGGATAAACATATTTCTGGTTCCCCTAATACCACATATTTCAATACAAAATTTAAAAGGCATACAAACTTTTCTTTATTTACAAAGCAAATGACAGTCCAAATGGAACCAAAGGCGGGTGGTATGTCTTCTGTAAAGATAAACAAATTGGGTGATTTACTCGCGTATACAAATTTAGTCACCAAACTCAATGGTGAGGTCCAATTGATAGATAATTGGACTGACGTAATAGACAAAGCGGAGTTGTATATTGGTGGAAGGTTGATTGATTCTCAAGATTCTGAATTTTGTGAATCTATCGCCATCGATCTTTTTGCCAATTCTTACTCAAAGGGTTTTCAGGCGAGTCTTCACGGTGGTCTGGGTTCTCAGTCCTTCTTCTACCCGTTTAGATTCTTCTTTTGTGAGCTGTGGCAAACATCTCTACCTCTCATCGCCTTGCAATATCATGACGTGGAAATTAAGATTTACTGGAGCTCCAATTTGAATACGAACAGGACATATCACGTTAACGCCTCTTTCATCATGTTGGACGAAGAGGAGCGAAACCATATAGCGTTCAATCAACATGACATATTGATATATCAGGTTCAGAAAAACTTACCATCCCAAAAGAATATACATGAACTGGTTTTCAACCACCCAGTTAAATTTATTGCGAGTAGTAACGCGTCTTCTACCAATAATCTCGTGTCTCGCACGAATGAAGTAAAGCTTCAAATAAACGGGACTGACGTCGAAGATTTCAAAACAGGTGTTCCATACTTTACGGCGATTCCGAGCTATTACCACACAGACTATTCTGGAAGTAATTCTGAAAACATATTCTTACACACATTCTGTCTATCAGCTAATAAATATCAGCCCACAGGGACCTTGAATTTTAGTAGGATAGATTCTTGCACTTTGCATTGCACCCAACCCATCGATCGCACAATCTATGCAGTAAACTATAACATCTTGCGTATAAAAGATGGTATGGCGGGTATACTGTATGCAGATTAATTTTGTAATATATCAATAAGAGATGGGTCGTACGAATTATTCATTAAACGAAATGTTAAATTCTGTCACAAAACGAGCATTTAACAGGTACACACCCCAGACTGTAGATTATCAGCACTTAGAGGCTGCTACTACGACAACTGGTTTAGTTAGCAATAGGCGTGAATACTCCAGTGCCTCCATTTTGGCAAACACGTTTTCACTAAACGCAAAAAATATAGTGGAATCAAATTATGATCCATTTTTGAAAACGTTCGTGAGTAACTTGATAAGTAGAAAAACATTTCCAATCATCGGTAGTCATACGATCACGTGCACAGATGATCGTCGCTTTTTGGCGGTGACGTCGCAGTTTAGCAATACAGATCCCAATGAGGTGAGGGTGTATGAATTTGACGAAAATTTGGTAGAACAATTTGAACTGAACTCTTCGGGAGTGATAGATACTTCTGGTAACACTGAAACGTTTGATGTAGACATCAATGATGACGGATCTGAAACGTTTGTCGCCAAGAAAGTGGGGACGACACAAGTTGTAGTGGACAAATTTGACCAGGGATTCAATTTAGTTTCGTCGACAACTTTGATGACAACCATTTTTACACTGATTAACGGTTTAATCAGTGTTTCTGAAAGTGGGAGTCGCGTCGCAGTTTCTGCTACGAGCAACCATGAATTTTATTCTCGTGTTTTGGGTTTACAAGTGCATGACAATCTAAAAACAAACGAGTATTATTCGTTATATGATTTAAACGCTGACGGAGATACCGTAAGATATGCATCCACATATTTTGCCCTCATGTCGAGAAATGGTCGTATTGTTGTTGTATGCAGAGATAATCCTGGATTCGTATCAATATTCGAGATACCCAGTGCTTCACCGAGTGGTGTCGTATCATTAAGTCCAGTTCATACTCAAACCATGGGAATAGAAAAATTTGATCTTTCATATGACGGTAAAGTTATGTTGACACATTCAGGTAGTGATGCCCTGATATACATATGGAATGGGTTGGAGTGGAAACAGTTTGGACAAAACATACCGACGGGTCTGACTCAAGTGTATTCATCAGCGATAAGTTACTACGCAGATTATTTCGTCGTTGTTTCATCGACTGCGATGAAGATTTTCAAACTGGACAAAACATCAAAGATTTTTGAACAATATGGGAACACGATAACAGGTGACTTCGGAACTACGGGTCAGACGGTGCGCATCAATAATTTGGGTGATACTGTAGTGACTGGAAATTCTCAAATAAACTCTTCCAGTGGCCAATCATTTACATATATGTATGACGGTGAAAGATGGGGAATCATTGAAGAAGTAAGTGGTTCCACGGCTGGTGATAACTTGGGAAAGTTTCTGAAGCTTTCAAATAACGGTGACAAATTGTTTTTGGGATCGACGGATGAGATTCTGGTGAAATCAACTACCATTACCAACAAGTCATCGGGCTGGAAACAAAGGGGTAGTGTGATAACAACTACCAAAGTAAATGATGATTTCGGATCCTCTCTCTCATTGTCAAATGATGGAACATATCTGGTGATTGGTATTCCTGGGGAACAGGGGACTTCATTAGACGACACGGTGGGTGGGTCTGTGAAAGTATACAGGTTTGCACAAGGGGATTGGTCTCAATATGGTGCCGAAATTTTAGGAGATGGCCCTGTAGATTTTGGAAAGTATGTGTCTATTTCCCTAGATGGTTCAAAAGTTGCCGTGGGAAGTGATAAAAATGCAGTTGTCAAA